TCATGGTATAGCAGTAGATTCTGCAGGTAATGTTTATTGTGCTCATTATGTTAGTGGTGATAAAGCAATAAGAAAACTTGATGGTACTACTTATTATAAAATCATTTCATAAGGAGGCAAAAAGTAATGAAATTTTTAGGTGATTTAGTGAAAGTAGCTGAGGGGAAATATAGAGTTGGGCTTATACACAACATGCCATTTGACCCAGTTCATGGGTTAGGAAAAAGTGAAGAAGAGTTAAGACAGATTGGAGTATTGGTAGAAGATTTGCCACAACCTGAAATTAGAGAAGGGAAAATTGCAGTTTTGTATTGTAATCCTGCAACGAACACTGTTTATTATGAATATGAGGACAGACCCTTAACTGAGCAAGAACGGATTGCAATGCTTGAACAGACCATTCTTGAGTTAACTACGCTGTTGGGAGGTGGTAACTAATGTTTACGACAGAGAGTGCTCTTGTAAAGTTGTGGGTGCGGTACATTAAAGAAGGTAAATACACGAGGGAGCAAGTACCAAATTTATCTAATTTACGAGAATGTGTTTTTGCTGTATTGGATGCAGAATAAGCAACACATATGATAGAGCTGTGAAAGAAGGTGCAGGATGCCAGGGGCAGAAATAGCTCAATACGGGGTGGCAATTTTTGCGATAGCGATGCTTGGTTACGTGTTTGTGAAGATTATCGGCGGTACGAAGCCCGTAGATAACAGCAAAGAACTAGCAGCTGTAATAGAAAATAATACTAAAGCATTAAAGGAACTAATGACCGTGCTGCATCAGATAGAAGTACAGATGGCACGGCAAGAAACAAAAATTGACGAGATACTTGCAAGGACGAGAGATGAGAAAGATGTCTGAGGAGCGTTTTTCCAAGAAAGTAGTGCGATGGGTGATACTGCTTAACACCTTATTTGTAATAGCAGTACTGCTTATTTATTGGCATACTGGCTCAGAACCTGCAGCACTTATAGCTAGCTGGTTCGCATTTACCACTGGAGAGCTGTGGGCTCTAGCCGGTATTAAGAAGGAGGAAACTAGGAAGGGAGGGAGCGACGATGAAGTATGCATTGATCCTGGGCATGGTGGAAGCCAGCCTGGGGCAGTAGGGTATTTCGGGACGAAAGAAAAGGATATTACGCTTCAGATATCGCTACAGCTTAGGGACATTCTTAAGGCTGCCGGTTTAGAAGTAGTAATGACCAGGGAAACGGATAAGGACGTAAGAACTGCAAAACAGCCTAACGAACTCCAAGCCAGATGCGACGTAGCGAATAGTGCTAAGGCTGATATTTTTATCTCAATCCACTGTAACGCTGCTGACGATAAGACTGCGCACGGGACAGAAACGTGGTACTACCCTAAAGATGCTAAGAGCAGGACTTTAGCGCAGTTTATTCAGACGGAGCTAGTTAAACAGATCGGGCTAAGGGATAGAGGAGTGAAGCAGGGTAATTACTACGTAACACGATATACGAAAATGCCTGCAGTGCTTGTAGAAGTGGCATTTATCAGTAACCCTGAAGAGGAGGTATTACTGAAGAACAAGGCATTTCAGAGGAAGTGTGCAATAGGCATAGCTAATGGCGTGCTTAGTTTTTTAGGCATGGCTCTAGTGAAGGAGGGGCAGAATATGAAAGACGTACCGCAGACACATTGGGCGTATAAGTATATTAAAGAGCTATTCGATCTGGGTATTGTACAAGGCGATGAAAATGGCAATTTTAATCCCGATAAAGCAGCTACAAAAGCGGAAGTAGCTACAATGTTAGCAAAGCTATACGAAAAACTGAAAGGAGGGAAATAAAATGCATGATGCGATTTGAAGGGTGTTATACGACATTATCGCTATTTTAGTACCAATCTTGGTAGCGTACCTGGTGGCATGGATACAGAAGAAGCTGGGCTCGGAGAAGGTGCAGAAGATAATATATGAACTGGAGACAAAGAAGGAATTGGCCCGAATTGCTGTAATGTTTGTTCAGCAGGCATATAAGGATTTAGGTGGACCTGAGAAATACGAAAGAGCAGCAGAGTGGCTAAGTGACATGTCAGATTATATGGGCTTAGATTTAACGCCGGAAGAAGTAAAGGCCCTAATCGAAGCTGCGCTAAAAGAACTGAAAGCCGAGCTAGGCGAAGCTTGGGAGGACTTTAAGCAGTAGGCTACACATTATTTATATTTTAGTAGCCAGCCCGTGGGGTGCTCGCTCTCTCCTACCCACGGGCTTTTTTTATTATCTGTTTGCATGTGTTATAATATAACTATGAATAACAGCACCATACACGATTTAGGAGGGTATAAAACTATGGGCAAGGTGTATGTAGACTTAAACAAGCTTAGGGCTTATCGGGCTTACAAAGGCATTACGAGGCGTGAGATGTCTACGCTGCTGGGGTTTAAGAGTAGTAGACATCTCACGCCTCGTAATGCCTTTGTAAGCCCGATAAGCCCTAAGCTTATTTAAGTCTACATACACCTTACCCATAGTTTTATACCCTCCTAAATCGTGTATGGTGCTGTTATTCATAGTTATATTATAACACATGCAAACAGATAATAAAAAAAGCCCGTGGGTAGGAGAGAGCGAGCACCCCACGGGCTGGCTACTAAAATATAAATAATGTGTAGCCTACTGCTTAAAGTCCTCCCAGGCTTCGCCTAGTTCTGCTTTCAGTTCTTTTAGCGCAGCTTCGATTAGGGCCTTTACTTCTTCCGGCGTNAAATCTAAACCCATATAATCAGACATATCGCTCAACCACTCCGCGGCCTTTTCGTATTTTTCTGGCCCACCTAAATCCTTATATGCCTGCTGAACAAACATTACAGCAATTCGGGCCAATTCCTTCTTTGTCTCCAGTTCATATATTATCTTCTGCACCTTCTCCGAGCCCAGCTTCTTCTGTATCCATGCCACCAGGTACGCTACCAAGATTGGTACTAAAATAGCGATAATGTCGTATAGCAGCCTTAAAATTACATCATGCATCTTACTGCCCTCCTTTCAATTTTTCATATAACTTTGCTAACATTGTAGCTACTTCTGCCTTCGTAGCTGCTTTGTCTGGGTGGAAGTTTCCATTAGCGTCCCCTTGAATAATCCCTAGGTCGTATAGCTCTTTAATATACTTATAGGCCCAGTGCGTTGTTGGTACGTCTTTCATATTCTGCCCCTCCTTCACTAAAGGCAGTCCAAAGAAACTAAGCACTCCATTAGCTATGCCTATTGCACACTTCCTCTGAAATGCCTTGTTCTTCAGTAATACCTCCTCTTCAGGGTTACTGATAAATGCCACTTCTACAAGCACTGCAGGCATTTTCGTATATCGTGTTACGTAGTAATTACCCTGCTTCACTCCTCTATCCCTTAGCCCGATCTGTTTAACTAGCTCCGTCTGAATAAACTGCGCTAAAGTCCTGCTCTTAGCATCTTTAGGATAGTACCACGTTTCTGTCCCGTGCGCAGTCTTATCGTCAGATGCGTTGCAGTGGATTGAGATAAAAATATCAGCCTTAGCATTATTCGCCACGTCGCATCGGGCTTGGAGTTCGTTAGGCTGTTTTGCAGTTCTTACGTCTTTATCCGTTTCCCTGGTCATTACTACTTCTAAACCTGCAGCCTTAAGAATGTCCCTAAGCTGGAGCGATATCTGAAGCGTAATATCCTTTTCTTTCGTCCCGAAATNACCTACNGCNCCTGGCTGGCTTCCACCATGNCCAGGGTCAATACATACTTTCATCATCGTCACCCCCTCCCTTCCTAGTTTCCTCCCTCTTAATACCGGCTAGAGCCCAAAGCTCACCAGTGGTAAATGCGAACCAGCTTGCGATTAACGTTGATGGCTCTGACCCTGTGTGCCAATATAAAAACAATACCGCCACCACAAACAGAGCGTTTAACAATATCACCCAGCGCACTACTTTCTTAGAAAAACGCTCTTCAGTCATCTTTCTCATCTCTCGTCCTTGCAAGTAGCTCGTCTATCTTGGTTTCTTGCCTTGCCATCTGCACCTCAATTTGGTGCAATACAGCCATCAACTCTCGCAACGCCTTTGTATTGTTATCAATCACAGCCAATAGTTCCCTGCTATTATCAGCGGGCTTAGGATTGCC